GAGTGACGAATGAAAGATCATACAGACATCCTACTTGTTGTGGGTAAGTGGCTTCAAAAGAAAGCCAGCGCATAAAGCAATATGAAGGTAGATAACGAATGGCCAAGGCGAACTTAAAGAAAGCAATTCAGGCAGGCGAAGTTATCCAAGGCGTTACCTTGGTATCTGGCCACCGATTAGAAATCAAATAGGAGCATTACAGTATGTTTGGAAATTTATTAAAAGCAGCGGTTGGTGTAGTTACTTTACCAATTGACTTAGCAGTTGATGTGGTAACGCTAGGCGGCGAACTGACTGATGGCGAATGCAAGACCGCCAAAAAGCTCGGCACTATCGGTAAAAATTTAGATAACGCAATTAAACCAAGTGAGGATAAGTAAACAGCAGCTTAAATTGGAGGATGATGAATGAGTACTGATATAAGAGACGTACCGAATACGCAAGGCATCACTCAGACACGATTCTTTGGAGGATCAGAAAGAGGTGTATGCCTGCAGATTACTCAGTCGACAAGAAGTCGTAAGTGTGATTTGTTCGATTACATACAACTAACAAGACAGGAGGCACAACAGTTAGCTAATGAGTTAGTGTTGTTTGCTTTGGAACTTGAAGTAGTTGAGGAGAGTAACGAATGAGTAGACTATTACGCAATGCTATACAGACACCTGATGGTACTATACTTGAGTCGAGAACACGACACGACTATAAGGAATATAAGGATAAGAATGGTTGGGTGTACATGGTAGATGGGGGCTTAGATTATGTAAGGCGTTGGGTTAATACACATGCCCCTGCCTATGACCTAAGCCTCTCTGAAACTGAACCACACTTTTTCTTACGTGATCATATAACATGGGGAACCTATGGTAAGTTAGGTGACCAAGCTCTATCTTACATAACGATTGCTGCTATGTCTGAGGGTCACTTACAGGCTGTGTTGGATACACAGGATAATATGTACCCACAGGTCAGGGACTTAATGGAAACTGAGTTGGAGTATAGAAACGAGGAGGATAAGTAATGAAGATAGAAGTAGGGATTGAAGATGCTAATGCAATTGCTGTTGATTGTATGAAGGAATACTATATAGATCTACTAGATAATGGTGTCTACCCACAAGCATTGGAGTGTATCTATGCACTTGATGTAGTGCTGAGTCACTTCATGACCCCACATCAATATGAGGATTTTAATAATGGCCTTCGTCAGAACACACTTAGCTTGTGACGATTGCGGGAGTAGTGATGCTAGGTCTTTAGATGATAAAGGCTGGAGCATCTGCTTCTCTTGTGATAAAAGATTTAAACTAAAGGAGAGCGATATGGAAGCTCAGTTGGATGTACCAAGTAAGAAGATTTCCTCAGGAAACTTTGACAGAACTAAAGAAGACTTAAACACCAAGCCATACAAGAGTGTAGTAGCTCGTGGCATATCAAGTGATACCTGTAAGACATACAAAGCTCAGATGAATGGTGAGCGTATGACTTTCGGATACCATGATAAGGATGGTTTCTTAGTGGGAGCTAAGACTAGGACACCTGAGAAGGAGTTCTTTACATCAGGTGCTTGGTCAGACACAGTGCTGTTTGGACAGAACCTATTCCCTAAGGGTGGTAAGTTCATTACTGTCACCGAGGGGGAGTATGATGCACTAGCTGCGTACCAGATGCTAGGAAGTAAGTACCCTGTAGTATCAATTAAGAATGGTAGCTCTGGTGCATTGAAAGATTGTCGTAACTCTTATGAATATCTAGACAGCTTCGACACTATCGTAGTGTGCTTCGATGCAGATGATGTAGGTATTAAGGCAGCTAACCAAGTGGCTGAGTTGTTTGGTGGTAAGACTAAGATATATAAACATAGTAAGGATGAGAAAGATGCTAACGATTACCTTAAGTTCGGACGCACTAAAGAGTTTGTTGATAAGTGGTGGGCCTCAGAGCGATTTGTTCCCGATGGAATTATCGCAGGAGCTTCGTTGTGGGAGGAGGTCAATAAGCCTATTGCTCCAGCAGATTGCTTGTACCCATTCGATGGCCTCAACAAGCTCACCTATGGTATACGATGTGGAGAACTCGTCACAGTTACTGCTGGATCTGGACTAGGTAAGAGTCAGTTCATGCGGGAGATTATATGGCAGGTCATTAGCAAGACAGAAGAGAACATTGGAATCTTATTCCTTGAAGAGAGTATTAAGAAGAGTGCTCTATCTTTAATGTCCCTTGCTGCTAACAAACCATTACATCTACCTGACACTATAGCCACTGACGAGGAGAGGAAGGAGGCATTCGATGCCACGTTAGGCACTGATCGTATCTTCTTGTTTGACCACTTCGGTTCCACTGGTGTTGATAACATCGTAGCTCGTGTGAGGTACATGGCTAAGGGGTTAGGGTGTAAGTATATTGTACTAGATCACGTATCTATTGTAGTATCAGCGCAAGCTAATGGTGATGAACGTAAAGCCTTAGATGAAATCATGACTAGGCTACGTATGCTAGTACAGGAGACAGGCATTTCCTTGTTCGTTGTCTCTCACCTCAAGCGACCAGATGGTAAAGGCCATGAGGAAGGAGCAGCATCAAGCTTGTCACAGCTACGTGGCTCTGGCTCTATAGCACAGCTTAGTGATATGGTACTAGGTCTTGAACGTAACGGACAGGCAGAGGATGAAGAGACTAGGAACACCACGCATGTACGAGTACTTAAGAATAGATTCTGTGGCATCACTGGTAAAGCTAATGAGTTGTCATACAGTCATAGTACTGGTAGAATGTTAGAGAAGGAAGAGGAGAAAGAACTATGAAACCTAACTGGAACAATGCCCCTGTGTGGGCTGGTTATCTAGCACAAGATGCTGATGGTCATTGGTATTGGTATCAACATCCTCCAGTGCATGATAATAATGGTGAGTGGAGAACCACTAATAATACTAAGTTTGACTTTGCAGGTGAAGATGACTTTAAGTTACCATTGGAGAAACGACCATGAGTAAGATAGGTAGCTATGCACTAGAGAGGATGGATGATGAAGATAACACTAGATATAGAGACAACATGGAAGCAAGATCATATCTGGTGCTGTGGAATCCAAAGGGAGGGCGAGTCAAATCAAAGGATGCTAGTGAATCCTATGCAGTTAGAGCAACACCTTACAAGCATGGGAAGTATAGTAGGACATAACATCATAGGATTTGATGCGCCAAGGATTGGTAAGCTGTGGAACTTAACCATACCTACACATAAGCTTAGGGATACAGTGTTGATGTCTAGGCTATGGAACCCAAGGCTGGAAGGTGGTCATTCATTAGCAGCATGGGGTGACAGGTTAGGCTATCCTAAGATACAGTTTGATGATTATGATGGAGGACTAACTCCTGATATGATTACCTACTGTAAGATGGATGTAGAGATAACTCATAAGCTTGAGCCTCACTTAACTAAGTTACTAGAGAGTGATGGATTTACGGAAGAGTCTATCCAACTGGAGCATGAAGTAGCAGTGATATTAGCAGAGCAGAAGGCTAACGGATTCAAGTTAGATATTGATCGTGCTAATTGTTTACTAACTGACCTGATGGGGAGAATGAATGAAATCGAACGAACAGTCCAGCTTATCTACCCGCCCTTGGTGGAGGAACGAGTCTCGGAGAAAACAGGTAAGAGACTTAAAGATAAAGTTACCACCTTCAACCTTGGAAGTAGAAAGCAAATCGCTGAAAGACTCCAAGGACAAGGAGTAATATTTAAAGAGAAGACTGAGAAGGGTTCTGTCATAGTTAATGAGAAGACCTTAGCAGGAATAGATTTACCAGAAGCTAAGTTGATACTAGAATATCTAACCTTACAGAAGAGAGTTAGTCAGATTGATAGCTGGGTGAATGCAGTAGGAGAGGATGGTCGTGTGCATGGTAGTGTGATAACGAATGGTGCAGTCTCTGGTAGAATGACACATTCAAAGCCTAACATGGCACAAGTACCTTCCGCTAAGAAGGATAAGGTAACAGGGATGTTACTATTTGGAGCAGCTTCAACCTATAGTACAGACTGTAGAGCCTGTTGGATTGTTGATGAAGGAAACTTACTCACTGGCATAGATGCCTCTGGTTTGGAGTTGAGGATGCTTGCCCATTACATGAATGATAAAGCCTACATTAAGCAATTGCTTGAAGGGGATATACATACGTATAATCAGAACATGGCTGGACTAGATACTCGTGATCAATCCAAAACTTTCATATACGCTCTGATTTATGGTGGAGGTGTAGTAAAGATTGGAGAGATAGCTGGTGGTGGTGCTCGTAAGGGTAAGCAACTGGTTGATAAGTTCATGAAGAACCTACCTGCGTATGCTCGGTTGAAGGAGACTGTATTGCAGAGCATGCGTAAACGTGGTACACTACGAGGGTTAGACGGACGGAGGCTTAGAGTGGAGTCAGAGCATAGTGCCTTGAATTTCCTCTTGCAATCTGCTGGCGCTATAGTGATGAAGAAAGCTCTAGTGTTTCTCAAGAAGTATCTTGATGAATCTGGAGTGAAGTATAAGTTTGTAGCTAATGTACATGACGAGTGGCAGATTGAGTCCTCGGCTAATGATGCAGACTTAGTAGGGAAGTTAGGAGTACAGGCCATCATTGATGCAGGGCTGCACTTCAATATGAATTGTCCATTGGATGGTGACTACAATGTAGGGCCAACTTGGGCGCACACACACTAGCTATGCACTTAGGTCTAGTGATAATGTTAAACAAAAGGAAAAATCCATGCAAAATCATAACCCACTTAAAATTGAAGCCACTGCTTTCTGGTTCTCATTCCTAGAGAAGAATGAAATGTCAGACAAGTATCAGGTTGATATTAGTGAACTAACGGAAGATCATGTTGAACGTCTAGAAGGTATGGGCGTATCAGTGAAGAACAAAGGGGATTCTCGTGGCTACTTCGTCACTGCTAAGTCCTCCAAATGGGCACCTCATGTTGAGGATACTGAGGGATTCAAAATGACAGAGCCTGTTGGTAATGGTTCCAAGTGTACGTTCATTGTTAAACCTTTTGATTATAACTTCAAGGGCAAGACAGGTGTTAGCTTAGGATTGTCTAAGGCACGAGTCAATGACTTGGTACGCTTTGAGTCTGCAACTACAGACTATGCGGATATACCAGAGCTATGATCTTACTCGTTGACGCAGACATACTGTGCTATCGTATAGCCTTTGCTTGCCAAGACGAGTCACAAGAGGTTGCTTGTAAGACACTACTCAACTTTACGAATACTATCATTGAAGATCTAGTAATGGATTCAGATGATGCTACTCATGAAGTTGAGTACTACCTTACAGGTAAGGGTAACTTTAGAAGGGACTATGCGATTACTGCTGAATACAAAGGTAATCGTAAAGCCATAGAGAAGCCTTGTCACCTACAAACACTGAGGGATTTCTTCGTGAATGAACTCGGTGCTATTGTGACTAGTGGTGAAGAGACTGATGATCGTATAGCAATAAGGGCAACACAAGAAGGTGATAAGTCCATCACCATATCTCTTGATAAAGACTTCGACCAAGTTAAAGGTTGGCATTACAACTTTGTTAAGAAGAATAAGTATTATATTACTGAGGAAGAAGGACTCCTCAACTTCTATAAGCAGTTCCTTGTAGGTGACAAGGCAGACAACATCGTAGGCGTAGCAGGACTAGGCCCAGTGAAGTCTGACAAGTTACTACGGGATAAGACTGTACCAGAAATGTATAGTATATGTGTTGATAAACTAGGCAGTGTTGAGAGAGCCATAGAGAATGGTATACTCTTATACTTACGTAGAGAGGATGATGAAATATGGCAACCACCAAAACCCGCAACAACGGACGATGGACAGAAGCTAGACACAAGTCCTTCATAACCTCTGCATTACGTGGAGCACATGGCAAGTGGGGAGTCAAGTCAGATGTTAAGAAATCTGCTAGAGTTTCTACAGGGAAGTACTTATGTGCTTGTTGTGGTGTTATTGGCCCTGCCACTCTACCTCCTGATAAGGGACAATCTAGACGTAAGAATAATGCTGCAGTGGATCACATCAACCCTGTAGTAGACCCTGCTGTAGGGTTTGTTGATTGGAATACGTACATCAACCGTATGTTCCTTGAAGAGAAAGGATACCAAGTACTGTGCCATGCTTGTCATGGAATCAAAACTCGTGATGAACGTGAGCTTAGAACAATTACTAGGAAGAAATTATGATAGAGAAACCTATGTACTTTAATATGGATTCAGAAGGTTATAAGGAAGCCAAGAAGTATTTAATAAGTATGGAGGAGTATGATACTTTTCTAAATAATAGAACTTCCGTAGATGGTTACAGTTTAATAGCTACAGCTAACTCCATCTTTGAGGACAACTATGAACCAATAGGGTGGGAGGTAGGTCAATGATTATAGAAGAAGATTTATCAATCAAGGATGTGTTAGCAGCTTACAAGCTACTTGAGATCCTACTTAAGCATGGTGTTAGGGAATGGGCAGGGTATGATGATGCTTACCTAAACTACCTAGAGAATATTGATAGAGAGGTGAACCAATGAAACACTTAATCATACCTGATACACAGGTTAAACCTGAATCAACCTATGAACATCTAACATGGGCAGCACAGTATGCTGTTGACATGAAGCCTGATGTTATTGTACACCTTGGGGATCACTGGGACATGCCCTCTCTAAGCTCCTATGACGTGGGTAAGAAGAGTTTTGAAGGTAGGAGGTACACCAATGACATACAGGCAGGGAACGAGGCTATGGCAGCGTTTATGAAGCCTATACTGCAGGAGCAATGGAGGTTAATACGTAACAAGAAGAAGCAATGGAACCCTAGACTAGTCTTCCTACTTGGTAATCATGAGTATCGTATTGAACGTGCTACTGAGAATGACCCTAAGCTTGATGGACTGATTGGCTTTGATGATTTCCATCTTGAGGGTTGGGAAGTACAGGACTTCTTAGCACCTATTGTTATTGATGGTGTTGCCTATGCTCACTACTTCACATCAGGGGTGATGGGGCGACCAGTGTCCTCCGCTAAGTTACTCCTTACTAAGAAGTATATGAGTTGTGTGATGGGCCATGTACAGGATAGGGACATAGCCTATGCACGTAGGGCTGATGGTGTCAACATGACAGGACTGTTTGCTGGTATCTATTATCAACATGATGAAGAGTATCTCACACCTCAGACCAATGGCTCATGGCGAGGGTTATGGATGTTGAATGATGTTAAGGATGGTAGCTTCGATGAGATGCCTGTAAGCTTAAACTATTTGAGGAAGCGTTATGTCACTAACACTAGAGGAATTGAAAGAGAGACTACTAGCGTTGGATGAAACTCATGTGATGGAACTACTCCAACTTGAGAGTCACCACTTAGTAGATAGGTATGAGGATATTATTATTAATAAGTTCTCAATACTAGAAGCACAAATAGAGGAGATAGATAATGAGAGAGACTGATAACGGAGAGGACACATGGGACTATCTCCCTCCATTCGGAACTAAGACTAAATTAAAGGACACGATAATGAAAAAGATTGAACCTAAGTTTGGAGATGGATCTATATGGCCTGTCCCTGATCCTAAGACTGAGGACACCTTTGATCCTTATGATTGGGAGGACGACTTTGGTGACTACAATGAGGTGCT